TCAGGTCTCGCATAGTGAACTCGATCTCCTTTGGCCAGAAGCCTGTTAACGCTAGGACTTCGCAGAGGCTTCGCCGCCAAGTCCCTCGATGAAAGGGGTCTCGTCTGCGATCTCGTTGATAGGTGTGATGGTCATGTCAGGGTTTTCGGCAACCCACTCGCGCCAGTTGGCTGGCACTTTGTCTCCAGCAAGTTTGCAAAGCGTGTAAGCCCAGCAGCACATGTCTGAAAAGCCAATGCCTTTGCCGTCTGCTGATCGACGGTTCTCTGTGCGTTCCCAGTCAACAATGGCAAGCATGTTGGTTACCATTTCGCGCGCAGGCTTACCGTCGCCAAGGTCGATAGATAGTTTGACTTTCATTGTTTCTCCTTTGTCGGGCAAGGCTCCGCTTGTGCGGTCTTGCTACTTGTAATTCTCAGCGGCTGATGCCGCGAGATCATGCGACGGCTTTAGTTAAAACGCCACCGCTGAATGTGAGGTCGATCGTGGACAGTTCGCCAAGCGAAGCGTTGATCGGTGTGTGTGCAGACAAGAATGCGCCAGTCAAAGTGTAAGAAGGGTTAGTCGCTGAGACTGCGCCCGATGATGGCTTCAAGACAAGCGTCGTAGTAGTGCCGACAAGGCTGTAGATGCTGGCCTCGGTCTCACTTGCGGCGTATGACTGGTAAAGAGTTACGGTGACGGTGTTCGAGTACAGACCCGAAGTAAAGCTGCGCGAAGTGTTGGAAAATGTCGTGTTCTCTAATTGTTCCGACACATAGTTGATGACCGCGCTTGTGCACTGATCTGTCAAGTCAACCGAGTTGATTGTGACGCTTGGGTTAGAAAGGTAAGTGCTGCTGATAGCCATGTCTATTGCTCCTTGGGTTCTGATTTGACTTTAGATGATTTCTTTGCGGTGTCGGTGGATATCAGGCCGCCGTCGAGCAGTGCGTCAATGTTGACACCGTCCTCTGGGATGAACTGATCGCCCGGGTTACCTAGGCGAGGGCTGATGATGGTGTACATGGTTTCTCCTTATGCGCTTTGTGCTTGTATGCCACAGTCGAGGTCGTAACACGGGAAGAGCTGCCCACCAATTTCTAGGTTGCTGGGGCGGCCTGCCATGACGATGATCGGACTAAGTAAGACTTTGCTGACGATGTCGAGAATGCTGCGTAGGACTGGTAGGCCTGCTGGGCCTGAGCCGATGACCTTGATTGGGAAGTCCATGCGGATGATGTTGCCGTTGCCTGCGATTGTCGTGAAGGATGGCGCGTCGATGTAGACACAGTTCGGCACAAGTTTTGTGGGGTCGTTGACTACTCGCAGGCCAGTGACCGCTGTGAGTGTGGTCGTGAGGCTGTCTATAGCCCCGTTGAGAGCGTCTGTGTAAGCCATTAGGCGCAGGCAGGCCTGTCGATGCCAAGCAACTGTTTAACGATTGGTGTGAGGCTCTGCTGTGGCGCTGTGCCCATTCCGTCAAAGGATGCAAAAGTGTTCTCAAGTGAGCCACGGCTGCGCCAGAGGGCCGCGCAGTACATGAGTGTTCCGAGGGTGGCATCCCCACCCGGACTTGTTGTGAGACTGTCAATGTAGCCAGCCTCTTGGCGGCGACGATATGCAAAGTTGTTGCCAGCCGATACGGCTTGAGTGATAAGCGTGTAATCGTCTGATGGGTCTGTGATCTGTACGCCAAGGTAAGTGACGAGCTGCGCGGCAGTGACCCACGAGCATGTCTGGGTGTAAGTAATGCTTCCCGACGCTGCGGTGCGCTCGACATTGCTGGCGGTCTTAGCAAAGAGCACCTGATTAGCAATTGGTATCTCAATGTCATAAAGCAGATCGCCCTCAGTGTCTATACCGATGTACAGATACTGGGGCAATGCGCGAACAGTGTAAGTGCCGTTAAAAGTTGCATCTACTGAAGCAACAGTAATGGACTGACCGACTGCGATCTCTGTGGGGGTTAGAGATTGCAGTACGGCGTAGTTGTCCAGTAGATACTTTTGTGTGACGCTGTAAACAGCCATGAGCGGGTGCTCCGCTCTCGACTAGGCCTGTGTGATCTTGCGGATCATTCCAGAGATTGCAGCAAAGGTTGAAACATAGCCGTGGAAGCTCATGGTTTTGCCCAAGGTACTCGGTGTATCGACGGAAAGCAGGCCCTGAATGGACTCGTAGAACTCGTACGCATCGCCTTGGCCTTGACCGACTCGGGTGATGATCATTGTCTTGGCAGCGAAGTTGCTGTCAACTACAAGCTGCAAGCCGAGTGGGTTGCCGTTCCATGATGTTGCGCTTTGCGATCCTGCGGCGTTGTATCCGCTGAGACCGTTGGCGATCAACGGGAAGATTTGACGGCCCGTTGAATCTGCAAGCTGACCAAGTTGCGCCCAGACATCGACTGACACAAACATGTGGGTCGGCAGCCAGTTGCGGTTGCTTGAGATGTCGCTTGCCGAGTCATACACAGACTTGAGCAAGTCGGCAACTGTTCCGTCCCAAACACCAGATGATGTTGCTGCGGCAAGCATGTTGTCTGCTGCCAAGTTGTCGGATGCAATCATGTACTCGCCCATGAGGTCATTCAAAATTAGCGACATCGATTCTGGCGAGGTGAATGAAATGTCTTGTGAGGACAAACTGACCTGTCCAGCCAAAGTTGTCTTGCTAATTGAGTTTGCCGCAATGACCATTGTGGTGGCCGAAACTGCCGATAACTCAGTTGACTGTGTTGCAACGCTGGTGTGCGTGGTAATTGTTGGACGAATAAAAGTCTTTGACCTTCCGCCATCTGGATAAGCGCGAGCGCCAACTGCTTCTACCGTAGGGCGCAAGAAGTTTAGATCTTGTACCAATGGTCCGAGCACTGGAACAGGGAGCAGACCCGGGGTGTCCGTGGTGAGAACATCGCCTGCAGCTGCTTCGAATACGGTGCGCTTTGATGCGGTGTACTCTGCGACTGCTTTGTTCATGTTGTGGAAAGTGTCGCCACCAATGTGGTAGGCAGCCATGAACTCGCCTGCGTTTGGCAACTTAAACTCGCGTTTTGCTTGTGCTGGAATTGCAGCGGTTGGGATGGTTGCCTCGACTGCTGGGACTGTTACTTCTGACATGGGTTCTGTCTCCTCTGTGGGTTCTTGTATTTCATTATTGTCGGTCTCTTCGGGTTCGTGGTGGATACTGGCAGCAATATCTGTGATGATCGCGCCAGCGAAGGCTGGGACTGGCACCATAGACAGCTCGATCCAATCGGCAGCAAGGACAGTGATTGAGCCGTCATCGTTTGCTCGAGTCTTTGTTGGGTTTACGCCAACAGATACCGAGTCAAGAACACCGTCAAGGGCCAGCTGCAAAGCCTCATCGCCTGCGGCGGTCTTGCTGATCTTGGCACTAAACAACATGCCCTCAGCGGTATCGACGCGCTCGGTGACAATGCCGATGGCCTGATTGCTGTCGTGGTTCATGTAGAGCCGTGGGGCTTTGCCCTCGATTGGCAGGCTGCCCTGCTCAAAGGTTACGGCTGTACCGTCCGAGACAGTTGCTGCCACACCATATGGGACGGCGATGCCTGTGATGGTTCGTGATGGTGTGCCGTCGCCTGCTGCTGCGTCGATGCTGACGGATGGTGCTGTAAATCTGATCATTAGCTTGCGATCTCCTCTTGCGTGTTTTCTTCTGTTGGTGTTTCCATTTTGTCTGCTAAATAATTTTCTTCAAGGTATGACTCGTAATCGAAGGAAACAAAAGTGCCGTTAGGTAGCACATTGTTCATTGACAATGTTTCTGCTATTGCGTCGGCGTAAAGTTTCACACCAAAGAACAGCAAGTCCATGCGCGCCTGTTGCGATGACTGATACGAGTAAGACCCGGTAGAAACGCCGATTAGGTATGGCGGCACATTGCCGATCCGTCCACCCGTTTCTAGTGCGCTGTAGTTTGCTGACTCGATGAGCAGCATTTTGTCTGGTGACATTGTTGTTGGTTCGTAAGATAGGAACTCGTTAAGCGCAGCGGTCTGGTTGGTTGCGCGTGCTTGGTTAAATGCAGCTGCAAGATCGGCTAGTTCTTGTGCGCTCAAAGGCTCGCCACCAGTCTGCTTCAGGACTCCCGCAGGTATGGATGAGCTCGCGTTGCGCGCCCTTGCGTCCTGAATCTTGATTGCGGTCTCAATAGCAGCCTGCGATGAATAGACCATGCCTTGTGTTGGCGACAAGAACTGGATCAAGTTGTTCGGGTCGATCTCTCCGCCTTGAAAATAAACTTGCTTAGACGGGGCGAACCATACGGGGCCAGCCATATCTGTTGTGGTAACTGAGCCTGCTGGTAGTCGAGTAAAGGTTGCTGGAAAGCCGTCAGCGGTGCGGCTAGTGATGTACCAAAATGCGCGACCGTAGAAATACAAGTCATCAAAAGTCCAACTCATAAGAAAGTTGTATGGCACTGTCGGATCTGGTCGGCGTAGCCAAGTGCGCGGCGCAATGTAAACGCGTTCCATTTCTTCGCCGTTCCACATTTCGTTATACATTTTTAGTGGCATGCAACCAATTACCGATGCGAGTAAGTCTCTACTCCTTGACAAGGCAGGGATGGAAATTGCCGCCGCTCTTAATTCACCCTCGCGGTAGGTGTAGTACTGACCGATCATGTTTTTGCCGACATTGCTGCTGTTATAGCCTGGACTCATTGCACCAGCAGCTGCCGCTTTAGCAGGCGCTGGACTGATGGCGGCCTTGCTAACTTTGCGGTCAAATAATCCCATGCCACAACATTACAGACAGCGACGCTGCGATGGTGGCACTCGATCGGCCTAATCAGTTCCCGACGAAAGGCTAGGTACTTCGACCGAGTGCCGAGGGTATGTTACTAACTAACAGTGACCAGCATCGGCTTACCCGACACTGATGGCCTAGAGCAAAGAGCAGCTGCCCAGATCATGCAGCGACACAACTCGATTGGCCCGGGCGATCTTTGAGATGACACTGCGACAGAGCCTTGCGATCGGACAGCGACCGCGCGTTGCACATGTTCAGCCAGTTGGGTTGAGCCGTCATGTAGCAGCATTTTTTCTGCTATTAGGTTTCTTACTGTGGGGGTGTATTTCATTATTTCGCCGTAGCCGACGATCACCTTTTTGGTTTCTAGGTGTCGAGGCCACTGGATGTCGATGCTGGGTGAGATAGCAAACTTGCAGCCGTCAGCAGTCAGCCTGTCAACCTCAAGCAAGAGAGCTGCAAAACTGTCCACGACAAAGGCCACGGTTACGACAATGCGGCGGTCAGGTAATGCCACGGCGCGCAGGCCGAAGTAGCGCGAGTCGTCCATGCTGGTCTCGATGGCAACGATGCCGCCTTTTGGTATGTCACCTTCATGCTCCAAAGCAGGCCAGACACCTGGCGGAATCCAGCCGCGATCGGAAGCGACCCAAAGATTTACTGATGCTCGTAAGAATTGAGCGCGGTCAGGGTTCTGAGACTCGGCTTCGATTGTTGACAATTCCAATGTATGACCGAGCGCAGGGTTGCCGTAAGCCCACGCGGAAGGGTTCATCGGGTCAAGATCAGGCGGTGGTGACCACTCGGCAAAGTACAGCGACGATCGCTCACCGCGATCTATGGCGCGCAGGCCTTGCTCACGCCAACGCAAGAAAGCGGTCGATGCCTCAGTGCCAGCCGTCGACCAGCAACTAAGCAGCGGTGATTTCCGTGCGCGCATCGATGGGATCAGACCGCCGTCAATAGCGAGCTGCGACATGTCCCAGATTTCGTCAGCCACGATCAGATCATTGCTAGTGCCGTGACCGACCGAAGGCTTTGCAGCCCTGACCGTCCATTTGCTGCCGTCTGGCATTGTCACCGAGTTACGCCCGTAAGCCTTGACACAAGATGCACCGAAGCGCGCCTCGAGCACTGGGGCTATCTCATCAAACAATGTGATCGCCAAGTCAAGCCTGTTAGCAGTTGTAAGGACGGTCTGCTTCTTGCCCCGTATTTTGGGCATCTCTGTGAGCCACCAGCCGACGAGACTACCTAGAGCAACGGTCTTTCCGTTCTGTCTGGCAGTGCTTACAAGACTTGTGCGATGCAGCAGCTCACCATGCTCGTCATAAGCCAGCTGACCGTCAAGAACATGCACCTGCCAAGGCATAAGCGTAATCCCTAAATGCTGTTCTGCCCATCCCTGCACATCAGCCCCGAACGATCCAGCCGCATCGGTGACAGTCGTTTCCAGTCTCGGTCGATCGTGGCTAGTTGCCGCCAGTTCGGGCTGGTTGCCATCCGATAGAGACAAGAG